CAGGATCTCGTCGCGGGCTGGAGCACTCCGCAATGATGCGGATGCAACTCGGCGCGATCGTGGACTATTGCGTCGAGTATGACAACCAGCAGACAAAAGCAGAGAAGGAGGAGCAAGACCCGCCTCGCAGGAAAGCGACACAGGCGGACATCGACGCCTTCTTCGGTTAATTAGGAAAGGGTGCACAGAATGGCATCGGGCAACATTAAAGGTATTACCATAGAGTTCAACGGCGATACCACAAAACTCGACAAAGCACTGCGAGAAGTACGCAACAGCACGAAGGGCATCGACAAGGAACTGTCGCAGATCAATAAGGCTCTGAAGTTCAACCCGAAGAACACGGAACTGCTCGCACAGAAGCAGGAGCTGCTGAAGCAGAAGATCCAGCAGACCGAGAAGTCTGTCAAGGATCTCAAGAACATGCAGGAGCAGATGGACGCGAAGGGCATCGACAGCAGCAGCGAGGAATACCGAGCACTGCAGCGTGAGATCATCACGACCGAGTCGAAGCTGAAGCACTTCCAGGGCGAACTGCAGAAGACCGCAGCGCAGGCCTCCAAGATCTATCAGGTCGGCGATGCGTTCGAGGCCACTGGCAAGAAGATCGAGGGCGCAGGACGTGCGATGGCTCCGCTCAGCAGGGCGGCCGGTGCTGTCGCTGCCGGTCTCGGTGCGGTCACGTACAAAGCGGGCGCAATGGCTGACGATCTGAACACGCTCAGCAAGCAGACAGGAATCAGCACGCACGACCTGCAGATGTACGCTGCGATGGCCGACCTCGTTGATGTTCCTGTCGAAACACTGGCGAAGTCACAGTCGAGGCTAAAGAAGAGCATGCTGGGCGCGTCTGAGGGCGGCAGTCAGCTGAAGTACTTCGAGCAGTTAGGCATCAGCGTCACGGATGCGAACGGCAACCTGCGCGACAGCAACGACGTCTTTCAGGAGACGATCAAGGCTCTCGGGCAGATGGAAAACGAGACCGAGCGCGATGCGATCGCTATGGCCATCTTTGGAAAGTCTGCGAACGAGCTGAACCCGCTCATCGAGGATGCTGGAGCGACTTACGAGAAAGTGGCGACCATCATGGCAGAGCACGGGCTCGAACCGGTCAGCCAGGAAGAACTGGACAAGGCCAACGAGTTCAACGACGCGATCGACACGATCAAGCTCGTCTTCCTGCAGGCTGTGCAAATTGTCGGCACCAAGATTGCGGGCTATCTCGTCCCGCTGATGGAAAAGGTCGTTGACGTTGCGGCAAACATTGCGGAGAAGATCGCAGGGCTCGATGGTGGCGCACTTGCGAAAATCATGGGGATCTCCGGAGCACTCGCAGGGTTGTCTCCGGTGCTGATTGCAGTTGGCAAAGGCATGCAGCTCTTCGGCGGGCATCTGAAAAAGATCTCCGCGTTCGCAACGAAGATCCCGATGCTGGGCAAGGCGTTCGGTTTGTTGATGAATCCGGTCACGCTCGTCGTGGCTGCGCTTGCCGGGCTCGGTCTTGCGATCAACAAGGTCGGGTTCGACAACTTCGTAACGACAGCGCAGAACGCCATCACGAGCTTTGCTGAACAGCTTCCGGGGATCATCAACACCATCGTCGGCAAGATTGTCGAACTGGTTCCGGTGATCTTCGACGGCATCGTGACAGCGGTGCAGGCGATCGTTGCGCTGCTTCCGACACTGATCCCGACCATCGTGCAGGGCGGCATCGCTCTGTTCAACGGACTGGTGCAGGCTGTGACGCAGATCATCCCTGTGCTGATTCAGGCGGTCGTGTCATTGATTCAGACACTGGTCGCAGCACTGCCGACAATCATCCCGACGCTGCTGCAGGGAGCCATCGACCTCTTCATGGCGTTTGTCCAGGCGATACCTGTCATCGTTCCGCAGCTCATCTCTGCGGTCGGTCAGCTCATCGTTGCGCTTGTTCAGGCACTGCCGGGGCTGTTCTCGACATTGCTGACAACGGTCGTCACACTGTTCCAGGGCATGTGGAGATCCATCACGGGCGTCTTCGCGGGCGTCGGTCAGTGGTTCCAAAAGAAGTTCAGCGACGCATGGGAAGGCGTCAAGAAGGTCTTCTCCGGTGTTGGTTCGTTCTTCAGCGGAATATGGAAGACCATCACGGGTGTCTTTACTGACATCGGGACATCGGTTGCCGGTGCGGTCAGTGGGGCGATCCGCTCCGGTCTTAATGGCGCGCTGGCAACTATCGAGAACATCATCAACGGTGGCATCGGTCTGATCAACGGCGCGATCGACCTGATCAACAAGATCCCGGGCGTGAACATCGGCAAAATCGGTCGGCTCAGTCTTCCGAGACTTGCAGAGGGCGGCGTCTTGAATGGGGCGCAGACAGTCATCGCTGGTGAAGCTGGTCCGGAGGCGATCATCCCGCTCGATAAACTGTTCGCGCAGATGGATCGCATGGCCGACAAGATGGCAGGCGAGAACAACGCGAGCCCAGTGGTCATCAATGTCTACGGCGCAGCAGGTCAGTCGGTCAATGAACTGGCGGCCGCAGTCGAGCAGAGGATCATCGAAGCACAGAAAAGGAGGAGACTGGCATGGCAGTAAAGCCAACACCGAATAATAACCTGTACAAGGGCCTCGTCTTTGATGGCGTGGACTCGAGAGACTACGGGATCTACATCACGGGCGACGCGGTCTTCAACTCGCCTGAGAGGGATGTCGAGATGGTCGAGATCCCCGGGCGCAATGGGGCTTATGCTCTCGACAAGGGTCGCTTCGGCAACATCGAAGTCTCGTATCCTGCGGGCATCTTCGGCGATACCGAGGCAGACTTCCGTGAAGGCATTAGAGCCTTCCGCAACGCTCTTGCAAGCCGTAAAGGGTACAAGAGGCTCGAGGATGAATACAACCCGACTGAGTACCGCATGGCAGTCTACAAGAGCGGGCTGGAGGTCACACCGACTGCTCTGAAGGCGGGCGAGTTCACCATCACGTTCGACTGTCAGCCTCAGCGCTTCCTCAAGTCGGGCGAGACGGCGGTCACAGTCGCGGACGGCGGCACGATCACGAACCCGACACTGTTTGAGGCGCGTCCATTGGTCGAGGTGGAGGGCTATGGACGGCTGAGCGTCGATGGCGATACTGTCGTTGTACATAATGAGCCATACGGCCCTGTTACGCTTTTGCAGTCGATCCGATCGAATCGCGGGTATGTAGTTTTTAGTCATAATGTTTCGCTGATGAATACAGGTGACTCAATCACAGTCGCAAGCGGTTCGGGTTCTTCGTTTGAAGTATGGGAACAGTCAAGCGGTAACGACTATGTCGAAGTAACTGCCGTATCCGCATCATTGAGTGGAGATATATCCGGCACAGCAACGCCGGGAGAAACTTTTTTCAACATTGTCACCATGGATCTCGACGGGTTCGCACTGACAAATGGAACAACTGCGACGAAGACGTTCGCGGTCAATACGTCGATCACTTACACAGTTAACGGCGCACAAAGGAGCGCGTCGACTGTCCTCACGTTTGCGTTCAAGTACGACGCGGACTCGCAGACCGTTTCGTTCTATCATGTCAGCACATCCCCGGCCCTCCCTGCTGAACTGCGAGTGAGTCTTCCATCTTATTGGCGTTACGCAGCCATTACAGGAAACTCCACAAAGTTACTTATTGGAGACACGATCTATTTAGATTTAGACATCGGGGAGGCCTACTATTACGGCGACAACGGAATCGCTGCGGTCAATAACATAGTTGAAATGCCAGCCGAGCTTCCGACGCTTAAAGTTGGCGAGAATGTGATCGAGTACAGCGACACGTTCGACAGCGTAAAAGTGATCCCTCGTTGGTGGGAGGTGTAGCGCATGATTCCTATCATTTACGAGCCGGGGGAGACGTCATTCATCAGTAACGGCCTCGGAAGATTGCGCGACTGTATCGACTGCCGTGTGACTGAGGGCAAAAATGAGGTCTACGAGTGCGACTTCTCCTATCCTGTCGACGGCGCGAACTACGGCCTGATCCAGTGCGGGCGCATCATCGCCGTAACGCACGATGACGGTGGAAAGATCCAGCCGTACGACATCGTCAGCTATTCGAAGCCAATCAACGGCATCGTCGAATTTCACGCGGTGCATGTGTCGTACAGACAGAGCGGGATCGTCGCAAAAGGGACGAACATCTCGAGCATCACGGATGCGTTCGCGATGCTGAAGAACTCAGCACAGCCGTCGAACCCGTTCACATATGAGACCGACATCGAGAGCAACGCATACATGGCGAGCGCGGACGGCGTACCGAGAAGCGTCCGCCAGTTCCTCGGAGGCATCGAGGGGAGCATCCTGGACGCGTACGGCGGGGAGTACGAGTTCGACAAGTTCAATGTCATCCTGCACCAGCATCGAGGACAGATGCGCGACTTCGCGATCCGTTACGGGGTCAACATGCTCGACTTCAAGGACGATACAGACTTCTCCGAGACATACACGTCATGCGTTCCTTACTGGAAGGGAAACGACAACGGCGCAGAGGTGCTCGTTATCGGCGACCGCGTCGACATGGCTGGGGCATCCTATAACGGGCGCAACATCTGCGCATCGCTCGACTTGAGCGACAAGTTCGAGGACAAGCCGACGAAGGCGCAGCTGCAGACATTAGCTTCTACGTTAATGCGGACACGGAAGACCAATCTCCCGAAGACCAACATCTCGGTCGATTTCGTCCGCCTGCAGGATATTGGCTTTGAAGAATATGATTCACTGCTGCAGTGCAACCTGTGCGACACCATCAAGGTCGAGTTCCCGCGCTACGGCATGAGCGGGACATATCAGATCGTCAAGACGGTGTGGAACGTGCTGGAGGACAAGTACGACAGCATGGAACTCGGCGCTCTGTCGACATCGCTCGCGGATGCACTCGGGATCAGCAACAGCCTCGGCGTGTCATCGGCGGGCGGTCAGACGGACATCGTCGACTATGTCATCGAAGAGGGCGGAAACGGCAACCCGAACACATGGAACTATCGTAAATGGCAGAGCGGTCTGCTTGAGTGCTGGGCGCGTCACTATGTGTCGAGCATGAACATCAGCACAACGAGCGGACAGCTCAAATACGGCACGGTCAACATATCAAACCCGAGCTACCCGATCGCCTTCGTCGGCAATTATCCGACGCTGACCATCACAGGGCAGGTATCAGGCGGCAATGGCTGGGTCGTCGGCAACAACACGGACTACTCGCTGACATCGATGGGTAGCGTCTATGCGTACTCGTCAGCGTCTCGGACTGGTGTCGGTGTTGCTGTTGATGTCATGGCGGTCGGTCGCTGGAAATAGAAAGGACAGAAATGAAAATACTTCTCATAAGTGGACACGGAGCGGGGGACACTGGCGCGTGCGGGTGCGGTTATAAGGAAGCGGATCTGACACGGACAGCAACCAACATCCTTGCCGGGAAGCTCGCGGCATACGATGTCAGCGTCCAGCGGTATCCTGTCGCGCGCGATGCGTACCAGGACAACAGAAACGGCTGCCTCCAGCTCGACTTTAGCAACTACGGCCTCATCGTCGAGGTGCACTTCAACAGCTTCAACGGAAGCGCACACGGCACCGAGTGTCTGTACAAGCCGTCCGGGATGAAGGCACTCGCCACGAAGGTCTCGGCAGCGATCGCGTCCGTCGGCTTCCTCGACAGGGGAGCGAAGCAGCGCACAGACCTTGCGAACATGAACAGGTGCGCGAAGTTGGGCGTGCCGTACATCCTGATCGAGACGTGCTTCATTGACAACAAAAACGACATGAAGATCTACGAGGCGAACCTGTACAACGTATGGGACAAAGCTGCAGCTGCAATCTGCTCCTACTACGGCATCAAAAAACTCGCCAACAACGGCGGCGATGCAGGGGAGACCGGATGGGTAAAGAAGGGCAAGGACTGGTACTGCTACGAGAAGGGCATCCCTGTGAAGTCCGCAT